TGTCAAACTATCTTTGATCATACTTTATTCGATCGCAAATTACAACCAGCGGCAGAGTTTATGAACAACTATGTTGCAGAACACAATGCATTGCCTACAGAAGAAATGGTTAATGCAAGTTGTCAAACTGATCTTAAGATTCCAGAAGGACTACGTGAAGAACACTATGATTGGTTATTGCAAGAGTTTGAAACGTTTACAAGACACAAAGGACTTGAACGTGCAATACTTGAAAGTGCAGAACTACTTGAAAAAGGTGAGTATGGTCCTGTAGAAGACAAGGTCAAGAACGCAATCCAGGTAGGACTACAAAAGGACTTAGGTATTGATTACTTTGATAATCCTAAAGCAAGACTGCTTGGACTAAAAGATAACAATGGACAAGTAAGCACAGGTTGGAACACACTTGATAGAAAACTGTTTGGCGGATTCAATAGAGGAGAACTAAACATCTTTGCAGGTGGATCAGGAGCAGGTAAGAGTTTGTTCTTGGCAAACTTGGGTGTGAACTGGGCATTGAATGGAATGAATGTTTGTTATCTAACTTTTGAATTAAGTGAGGCATTGGTAGCAATGCGTGTTGATAGTATGTTCACAGACATTCCAACTAAAGAAATATTTAAGGATCTTGATGGCGTTGAGATGAAGGTTAAACTAATTGGTAAGAAGGCTGGAGCATTCCAAGTCAAGTATATGCCAAGTGGTAAGAACGCAAACGACATTAGAAGTTATTTGAAAGAGTATGAGATTAAAACAGGACGTAAGATTGATGTACTGTTGGTTGACTACTTAGACTTGATGATGCCTATGAGTAGAAAGGTATCGCCAAGTGATTTGTTTATTAAAGATAAATTTGTATCTGAAGAACTACGTAACCTTGCAATGGAATTAGGTTGTGTGTTTGTAACTGCGGCACAGTTGAATAGAGGTGCGGTAGAAGAAATAGAATTTGATCATTCGCACATCAGTGGTGGACTATCTAAGATACAAACAGCAGATAACGTGATTGGTATCTTTACAAGTAGAGCAATGCGTGAACGTGGTAGATATCAGATACAACTTATGAAAACAAGAAGCAGTAGTGGTGTTGGTGCAAAGATAGATTTAGAATTTGACATTGATAGTTTGCGTATTAGAGATCTTGAAGAAGATGATGACACATCAAACTATTCAAGCAGTACAGGTAGTTCGGTACTAAAAGGTTTACAAAGAACAACTGATACATCAGAACCACCAGAGCCCGATGCAGGTGATCCTGTCAAAAAGATAAGAGCAGATACTGACAGTACCAAACTAAGACAGTTCATTGGAAACCTTGGCAATGATTAAGATAGTAGACGATGTATTTCCCGAATGGCTACTAACCACAATCCAACAGAGCATATCAAATTGTAAGCAGTGGGAGTATGGCAGGGTAAAGAGTGCATACGAAGATGAGTATGAAAACTATTACAACTGTGTGCTTTGGCACAAGAACTATCCTGAAATGGAAGATCCACTAAAAGGTTTATCAAACGTAATGGCAAGTTGTTTTGCACTTGAACTATTACCCAACGGACCAAAACAACTTGAGGTACTAAGACTAAATGGTACGACACCATCAAGTAAACAATACCCACATCGAGATTGCGATATGATCGCAGATGACACAGAACGATTGAAGAGTATTGTATGGTGGCCCTTTGGCAGTGACGGAGACCTCCGTTTCTGGGAACAGCAAGTTGACATAGTCAATCCTTCACAGGTCGTGGAGTACAAACCCAATCGTGCTGTGATATTTGATTCAAGCATTCCGCATGCCGGCAATCCACCCTCTGATTGGCCCATGCGTGTTAGCATCAACAGTGTTTGGAAATTAACCTAAAAACAAAAATATTAAACATCGTGGGTAAAAATGCCACCCTGCGACAGACGTCTTAAATGCACGAAAATCACCCCTAAATGGCTCTTATTTGTCGACTTAACAGGTTTCGCATACATTTGTACTCTTTTAGTGTTTTTACACGAGCAACGGTGTTTTAACCGCTTTTAACACCCCTATTAAGTACGCATATAAATATGTTTATGCAAGACTTTATTAAAACATGGGACAACGAATTGGATACGGAATACTGTCAATCTGTGATTGATTATTACAATCAACAACAGGGTACACGTATACTGAATCGCCAAACTGCAAATGAACAAGCACCAAAATTAAACAAGGACGGTGCTATGCTCTATGACGAAGGGGAGACTGGTACTTTTGCCCTCAGCATGAATAAACTACTCAAACCTTATTATGATTGCATACACAGATGTGTAGATGATTATGTCAGCGAGTTTGGTATATTTGAAAATGTCAATCCCATACAGTTGAGTCACAGCATTAAAATACAGCATACTCGTCCCAGTGAAGGTTATCACATATGGCACTGTGAACATGCAAGTAGGGACACAGGACAGCGTGCCATACTTGCAATGGTTTACTTAAACACCGTTGAACAAGGAGGTGAAACTGAATTTTTATATCAGAGCCGTAGGATTGATGCCCGAGCTGGGCGAGTCATGTTTTGTCCCGCAGGATATACACATACCCACAGAGGTAACCCACCATTGACCGGCGACAAGTATTGTATCACTACTTGGCTCGAATTTACTCACTAAATACAGTATGCACCGTTTTGTTATAATGAGGAATGGCGAACTCGAGACATACACACAATGGGAAGATATTCCACAAGTGTTTGAACACGTGATCGAATTTGCACCCACTATGCCAGAACCACCGCACACTGAACAACAACATCAAGAGATGGGTCAGTGGAACACAAGATTACAAGAACTTGTAAAGAGGGAGAGAGATTATGCCAGCAGTAACAAGAATAGGTGACGCCGACGTCGATCACTGTAGTGGAATGACAAGAGCAGTAGGCTCTCCGAATGTATTTGCCAACAACATACCTGTGTCAAGACAGGGCGATGACAACACTGGTCATCTGTTACCGGGTGTGCCATGTCCAAGTCACTCAGCACCAATTGAAGTGGGCAGTCCCACAGTTATCACCAACAATGTAGGAACGGGAAGAGTAGGAGATGCTATCGCAGGCTGTACGAGTGTAGCCGCGGGTAGTCCAAATGTTTTTGCTGGTCCTTAATAAACACTAACTGATAGTGCGCCAAGGCGTTGGTCTGCTGGCTCCAGTTTCCCACACAAGTTCTCCTGTTGAGATAACAGTACCAGTCATGAATCCTTTACCTCCGTTACTACCTATGTAACGACAAGGCTTAACTGGCTCGCCCTTGTAGGTCTTTTGTATGTGTATACTCTGGACACCACGTTGTTTTATTCCTGCCATAATACTTCCTTTTTTAAGAAGTATTTATGATATGTTGTATGCAGTTGAGCTTCTTACATATGACCTCACTGTTTTAAAAGGGTCTTTGTTACTTCATTAAGACGTGCTCTCGAACACTGTTTACAGTTGTATTTAAATGGTCAACGGTGTAGATCGTGTATAATGGTGTGTTTATAGGTGATTTGTAGTAAACTATTTGTTACACGTATGCGGTGCAAACATGCAACCAAGTATGTCCGCTATGCCTTGGAAGTTGGTAGGACCCGTGTTATCCTGATCCTTAGGCTTGTCTGCTTGTTCCTTGTCAAGATCGTTCCATTCCTTTTCTATAACGTGCTGATCGTTTTCAGCAACCTTGGTGGGACTCACACAACCATAGAACGATAGCATCACAAGTGTGACAGCAAGTAGTAGCCATATCTTTGTGTAGTTGGGGTTCATGTACTGTAGTTATCCCGCGAAGCGGTAAAGCGCCAGATTATAGCCGCACAGCGGTACGCGGTTTTTTAGAACGTGCGAAGCACTGCGGTAGCAAAGATCGGTAAGCAGGTTTTGCCCCTTGGCTCGTTATTGTGTCTAACTGTAGTTACTGTATCGTCCACTGTAGTTCAACCCGTCTGTAGTTTCACGCAGACAACATTGGTATAGAGGGGAGTTTAACACAAGCAAACTAAACACTGCGTCCTTGTGACTCTCAAACACAAGCGTACAGTGATCGAGTTGGGTAGTGTATATGTTATGTTCCACAAGCAGTGTTGTACCTGCACAGTGCGTATGACTGTCCATTACTATAAAGTCCAATTGACGTTGGCTCTTGGTATAGTCGAGCTCTATGCAGTACATCTATATTCCAATGAAATGATCCTTTTCACTATCTATGCACTTAAAACGTAATGCCACAAATGGATTCATCTTATGCTCATTTGGCACCCAAAAGCGTGTGCGATTGATATGACACTCGAAGTCGAATTGATATTTGCGTATGAGTTTAAATGCAAGTAGCATACTGGGTTTGTCAAGTGTATATGCACAGTATTGATTACGATCCATACTTATAGTGCTTTCCATTTAGTATAGCTCTTGCATGTGCTACACTGTAGTTGTTGATTGTTATGTAACGTATGAGTGTACGTTTAAAGTCGTATAGTATAAGTTCGTCCATGTTATACTCCAAATGGGTCTACAACCCAAAAAAATTCTGTGCGTAAAAATTTTACGAAGTACTTAACGTATTAAGAGGAAACCTTTTGATCCTGTTCTTAATGGTCTGTACCCTGCCCGTACTCGCACAATCTGCATATGAACTATAGAACTCTTCTACTACAGACTCAAGACGCTCACGTATGTGTTGTATGCGTTCAACACTGTGCTCGTAGTTTAAGGAAGGCTCTTGCTTGTTCATACTGTTATTTACTGTGAAATGGGGTCTGTGACCTTTTATATAGAACTGCGAAAAATTTAACTGAAGTACTTAGGTCTTTGAGGTGGTGATTCTGTGACCCCTGCCCTGCTCAAACGCTGTTTCCAAAATTAAACGCTATGCCCCGACCCCTCGAAATTTTTTTTATTTTTCTATATGCCCCGGTCTCGAAAAAAGATCAAAAAAAATGGGCAAGTCTCCCTGCCCATTTCCCACTCTACAGAGTGTGTCCGGATTCGTTAGTCTGCTCTGCTACCAGCACTTGCTCTAAAGCCAT